CAATGCTGCCAGTTCAATCCCCATGCGCCGATCTTGTGTTTGGTCACCAAGCCACGGAGTTGCCCACCGGCGAAGGCCTCGTACATTTCCTCTTTCTGTTCGTCCGGCATCGCGCCGTAAACCTGCTTGCAATCCGGCACAATTCGCTCGAGGTGATCTCCCTCGTCGTTCAACTGGCACCATATGACGAACGGCTTTCCGGTGTGCGCCGTGAGTTCGGCGGCCATCTCGCACCGTTCCGGAATCGTCCGGCGCTTCTCTTCCCGCTCCTCCTGCATGTTGGTCGCAGGCAGGGCGAACAGCATTCCATCCGCAAGCGTGCGCGTTTCAACGATGTGCTCGCGCTCAATCAACTTCGGCAATTTGAACCGCTTATCAGAGAACGGCCCGAAGTCGGAAGGCTTGCGGCCGGCGCGAGCCCATCCGCATACCCAACGCCAGAACGGAAGTTCCGCGTGTCCCTTGAATCGCCAGCCGGCACTTCGTGGTCCGCCCTGATTAATCGGTGCTCTCACGAGTCGGCGCATGTCGCTGGTGTTCTGATCGTTCTTGAAAAACCGATTCAACATGTCCACCTGTCCCATGACGCCGAGAGCTTCGCTGGACGTGCCGAGTTCGATGTAATCATTTGGTGCGGCGGTCGCGGTCCACATCGAGCGGTACGGAATCGTTCGCAGGAATTCGGTCACATCCGCGCGCCTCTTGCCGTCGAACGCCTTGATTGCGCTCGATTCGTCGCACACTACCCCGGCGAAGTCTGCCGAATCGAAGTAATGCAGCTTTTCGTAATTGGTCACCACTACGCCTGGTTGTTTCGTCGGCCCGATGGTCCGCCGTACTTCAATCCCAAACTTTTGTCCCTCGCGTACCGTCTGAGCGGCCACGGCCAGCGGCGTCAATACCAGCACTGGACGGTTGGTCTTGCGAACAACGTTCTCGGCCCACACAAGCTGCATCGGCGTCTTGCCAAGTCCGCAGTCCGCGAATACTGCGCCGCGCCCGATTTCGCATATCCACTCAACAGCCGCCGCCTGGAAATCGAACAGAAACTCAGGCATCCAGATTGGCCTGAATCCAGACCGCGCGCCGCGTTGCGCCTTGGCGTCCAGAAAATCCTCGTAAGTCTTTTGTTTATCAAGTTCGGAAATCAACAGAATCTCCTCCTTCAGCCAGTCTCCGGCGCCCATCCATGCGCCCTCATTGTCCGTCCCGATTTCCAGAATGTGCGCCCGGCAGCTCGCCTGCTCTTCTCGGCACCGCTCAATTTCAGCATGGATTGCGCAGTTGCGCAAGTAATTTCTACCAGCTTGCATTTGTTTCACGGGGAACAGTTAGCGCTCTTCCCGCCTGTTTCAGGAGCTTTTGCCGGTATTTTCGCTGCGCCTTGGCGTGGCATTCCCGGCAGTATCGCTGCCCGATTCGGCTTTCGTTCCGGCATCCGGTGCCGCTGCAGGTCATTTGGTTGTCAGCGTACAAAATATTTTCAATATCGCTTTCCTGGCGTTTCCAGCCCCTTGGCTGCATCGCCGCTCTCGACGGCGTGTACCCCTCGGCCATTGTCCTTGCGGCGAACTGGCGCTAGGAATCCGCGCGAGCGATGCGGCATTGTCCCCACCTCGGGCGAAAGCCGGAGCAATCGGTGCTGTGCACGTCGTGATGCTGCCGGGCTGCCGCCTGGCGCTCGGTGACATTCCAGGCCGGCTCACACACGATTTGGTGCTTCGCATCGCAGGCCTCGCAGCGGAAGTCCAGTACCACGCTTTCCTTGCCGTTCGAACGCCTCACGCTTTACCTCCGCTTCGATTTCGTATGCCCTGATCCAAGCCGCCGAGAAGCCCTCTTCGCCGTATCGCCAAATTTCCCGCGCGCGCTTGTCAATGGCCGCCACCACTGCCCGGTCTGTGCGCTCGCTCGCCTTCGCCATCAGATGCCACCCGGATCTGGAATGTAAACGCCAAGCTCCGCAGCCAACTGCCGTACCCGCTCAACATACTCAGAAAAGGCTGCTGCGTCGAGCGCTGCCGTCGATTTGATTCTCTTCAGACCTGCTACCTCTTCGCAGGAATGGTCAGTTAGAAATCTGACCTTGCACGCTTCATGCAGTTCTTCGGCCTCGTATCCGAGGTGCTCTCCGAGGATCTTGTATACGACTCCCCAAAGGTACCGATTCTGCGGAGTGGACCTGGTCATACGAAAGCGGCTGAGCGTCATCTGCACCGGCTTGCCTTCGAGCGATTGGACGAGCGATTGAAAGCCTTCGCGATCTTCCAGGCAGATCTTGCCCGCGGTGATACGGCCGTCCCAGATGCGGGTGCTCACGATCAGTGCTCCATTACGCTTTGGTTGACCACTGGCGCGCCCTTGCCGGCGCACTTGCAAGGCCCGACGCCGTCGTAGACGATTTGCTTGTTCGGGTCAACCTTGCGAAGTAGATCCACTGCCTGCTCTTCGTTGAGCGATTCGCGCGTGGTGCCGTTCGATGTCCGCGTGTGGAGCGAATAGTAGACCCGCCACCCGTCGCCGCAACAAAACGCGTAAGGACATTGCCGGTGCTGCTTCCATCCCTCGTCTTCCTTCGCCGTGCCGGCCGTCAGAAATCCGCGCAGCGCGGCCGGCGTCGGGCAAGTCGTCTCACTCTCCAGGATGTCGGTGATTACGCCGTAGAGCCGCGTGTGATTCTGGCCGTACTTCTCCGCGATCCGCATCAGCTCGTCTTTGAGTTTCTCGTACCCGCGGAGCCCGCTGAGCCGTTTGATGCATTCAAGTGCCTGTGCTGTCTCCATATTGCAAACTCCTCGTCTGTCGTGTCTTCCGGTTTACGCTTGTTCGCCCGCAAATAGGCGATGAATGCTTCAGTGTCCGCGCCGAGTGTCGGGTCCTTCGACGGCTCCTCGCCCGACCGCGGCCACTTGCCCGACCATCCGCTGCGCGATTGTTCGTAGAGCCAGCGCACTGGGTCCATGAAAATCTTCCGGGCCACCTCCTCACTGGCCAGGTACCTATCGCGCGCGGCGAAGGCGGCGGCCTCATCGTCTGGACTGTTGACCGCCAGAATCCAAGCGCGCGCAGCGCCCTCCGGATTCGACACCCGCGGCCACGGTTCCAGCCACTTCCGAAAAACCCCGCCGTCGAGCAACTTGGTTATTTTTGTTTCTCCCTGGACCCTCTTCGAAGTCGTATTCGTATCCGTATTCGAAGACGTAGTCGTATTCGTAGTCGTAATGGGGGCCGATTGTGTGTCCGAATCATTTTGCGAGCAATCTGATATCAGATTGATAGCAGGCTCTGGAAACTTAGACTTAGCGCGAATCTGCTGCCCGAAATCGTTGATCTGAAGGTAGGTAGGGCTGTTTCTTTGAAGTACGTTCGACTTGTAGAGCGTCACGAGCGGCCTTTCGCCGACCGTAAGCTCCCCGAGCCAGCGCTGAATATCCGACTCCAAAACCTTCTCCGGACAGGTCGGCCAGCAGGCCCCGCGTATCGTTATTGGGCTTCCGTGGAACCGTCCGTAATCGTCGGCAACGGACATCAGACGGCGATAAAGGATCTCGGCACCCTTTGAAAGTGCATTGATGCGCGGGCTACTGTTGATGCCCTCGCGCAATATTCTGTTCGGCAAATGTCCCTCGAAACCGCTGCGGGTCGGGTGACATCGGGGGACGCCGACTCATCCCGAGCCCGCAACTTTCAATGTCCCGCCGTTCATGAGGCGACGGGGTACTACACGAACATTCTAGCGAGCCGCCAGAAGTTGCGCAAGTTTATATCGGGGCTGCGGCGAGCCCATGAACCCAGGAGGCTACACGCCCGAAGGCTCGCCATCTATCAGCCCTTACTGCGCCCTTTCCTTCGCTGCCATTTATTCCGATGTATGGTGGCCCGCCGCAAGGATTGCGATCTTATACATGGTCTCCGTGCCCCTGGACTGCCCCGGCCCGCCCGGTACCAAGCGAGTGTCCCCTGCCAATCGCATTGAGGGGAAGCAAACCTTTCCCGCGGCTTTCGCCCCATAGCCCGACAGCTACTTTTTCATCGCAAAAATGTCATTCTACCGAGCCGTGCGCGCCGCAGCAAGCGGATCGACGCCCGTCCGACGCTGTATTGCGCGCAGCCGGGTCTTGCAGCCGCTGCCCTTCGTCAGGTTGCGCCGGCGCATCTGCTCGGCCAATTGCTCGAGCTGTACGCGCCTGGGGATGTCGTGGCGCCATAGTGTGCGCGTCATTGGTTCCACTCCCACAACCCGAGCGCTCCCTTTACTGGCACTGGCTCAATCGGATTGACGGCTTTGAGCAGCCACGCATATCTGCCATGCTCGTAATTTCCCCACCACAGCTCCGGCTCGGGCGGCGGAAGTATTTCGTTCGGCGCGCAGTATGCGGATGACGCGCCGGCCACGATGCGCTGGCAGCCGGCAAGTTGGCATACAGCGATGACTTTGCCGAGAGGCAGCGCCTTGATTCGCGCGGCGTTGTCGTCGAGCCAAGCCTGTGTGAGCGGCTTCGGTACGACCGGCCAGCCCATCGTTCTGCAAAAGCCGCTGGACTGGCAGAGATCCTTCGCGTCTCTGGGGAATCCTTTCGCCGCATGGATCGCCAGCGGTCCACGGTATGCCGTCCACCAGGAACGTGTCTCGATCTTTTTGTGCCCGAGCGCAACGAGTGTTGCCCATGGCTGAGTGAGAGTGAGTGCCTTCATACCTTCCCCCTGTTGAGCCCGCTCGCCCGATACCAAGCAACGAAGCCTTCGATGCTGGCCTCGAAGTCCTCGCCTGCGATGAGCGTCAGTGCGCCCCGTGCGCGCTCGGCGGCGTGCCACCGACGCTGGTGCGGTGCTATCCGTCCGCCAGGACGCTTCCATTCTATGAAAATGATCTCGCACTGCGGTGGGCTGGCATAACGCACGTACATACCGTCAGCGGCTCCCGTCTCTCCAACGGTTTTGACTTTTCGTTCAGAGAAGTTTTCCTCAAGACGAAAAATTCTCCATCCGTCCCAAGTAAGCAAGTCCTCGCAGGTCCGCTGAATGTCCGATTCCTTCAGCTTTAGCATGGGAAGTTGTAACGGGCGAATTCTCCGTACTCTTCCCGTGCATGGAAGTTGTAAGCCGTAGCGGCATCTGCTTCTTCGGAAAACAATCCTAGATGACGCTTTTTAATTTGAACATTCCATTTCTTGCATTGCGCATGATAGTGCACGCTCTTGAACCGGCTGGATGTGCCAGCACGTTTAGTGAGGCTGAGCCAGACACCTATCGCCATGTCATTCCTCCGCTGTGGCGGCCGCCTGCTCGTCGCTGATCAGCGATTCCTGCTGCGCCTTCTTCTGATACGAGACGTTGAGCTTGCCCTTCGATTCGCCGATGGTCAGCATGTACTGCTCCAGGCGCCGGCAGCCGTCCGTGTCCTGGAAGCCCAAATTGAAGCGCAACTCAAGCCGGTGGCCCTTGCCGCGGCTCGATTCCAACTCGCGCCGCACGATCTCGAAGCCGTTGACCTTGCAGACTCCCAGGCTAACGGCCTGCTTCGCCATGTCCTTCTGATCGGGTATCAGTTCGACTGCGGATGCAACGAGCTCGCCCTCGGGATTGGCTTTGGTCAGGCATTCGGGGATGTCCTGATTCCATTCCATAGCCTTGCAGACGGTGGCAGTGAGTGACGTTGTGAATGCGGCTGAGCCGCCTTTGCCGTTGCGCGAGATGCTGCGTAGCACGGCGGAACTGAATGATACGTTTGGCATATTGCTCCTTTGGAACGAATCGGCTCCGCGTGTTTCCTCCACGCCTTGTGTCCCCACAAACCATTACCGCGCTCTTGGAACTCACCACGGAGCCGAACTGGCGCGCCGGATCGTCGCTCGTAGGGCAGCAGTTTGGGAAGCACCCTCGTGGCTCCCCGGCGCAAAACTGAATCTATCACCAGTGGCGCAGTTGCGCAAGGCTATTCGGACATCGCCCGATGCATCGCCTTCGCCGCGCATTCAAGGCCGCACAGATGCGTGTCGCCGTCGTTAGGGGCATCGGTCCAGCGGCGGATAAAAAATGTGCCCGCGTCGTCGGGTAGTTCGCTCCTGTCAACGAGCGCCCGGAACCAGTGATTGGCCGCGCCCTTCGCGCGCCCGCATTCGTCACAGGTGTAGGTTAGTGTCTCTGCCATATCTTCGTACCTTTGTACTTCGGCCGGATCCGCGCGGCGAAGAACCGGCCGCGCGATGTTGCGGCGTTGAACTGCGCGAAGATCTCTTCAGGGAAGTCGGCGTACTCGTATGTGCTCTGCTTCTCGCCGTCCTTACCACGGAAGTCAACCTGCAATGTGCGCTTGGTGGCGTCGTATCGCGCCCAATGAAGCGTGGCGCTCTCCTTGCAATCGATGTCCGCCATATTATTCCACTCTCAGTTGCTGGCCGCGCTCAGCAAGCTCTGCGCCTGGCACGATGCCGTGGCCGGTGCCATTGCAATTGGCGCACGGATTCTGCCTGATGAACGTCCCAATGGTCGAAGTAGTCACAGCACCACCACTCCCCCCGCAAGCCTTGCACGTCGCATCCAGCGCCGCGCGGATGGCCTCGCCTTTCGGAGCGCGTACGATGCGGCAATTCGCGGCCACATTCTGTTGAGCAGCCGGCGAAAGAGACCGCACGACCTGATTCCATTGCGGCGTGCGGAACGTAACCGTCGTCTCGCAGTATTCATCCGGCACCAGTCCCTCGTTGGTGATCTTCAGCGCCTGCTTACCGCCGTTCGCTTGGATGCGCAGCACGCCGCTCTGGCCCTCCAGCCGCTTCACGCCGCGCGCATCCATAACGGCCAGGCAGATCTCCTTCAGCCGCCGCGCCCGGCCTTCCCACATCGCTTGACGCTCTGCCATCACTTTGGACTCGGCGTATGCCGCACTCGCCATGAGAGTGCAATGCTTCAGGAATCCGCGTACCTTATCGACCTTGGCAACCTCGGCCTCGGCCCACCGCTCCAACTCACCGCGCGCCGCCTGCTTCTCGTCGTCAGTCGTATCCGGCGATTCGATGATTTCGGACAGCCCTAAGACTGACTGCTCGATGTCCCATAGGGAGATGCTGCCATGGGCGCTCATACGCCGCCCCGCATATTCACCTCGTCGTGTAACTTTGATAGACAGCTTTGCGCTGAGCGCTTGTCGGGCCGCATCGCTACTATTTTGCCTCGGTAAGTGACCTGCCAAGAACCGCCGATCCGCATGACGCCGCCTATAAGCTCGCCATCTTCCCGATATTCGGCACTGTCATCGCCGGCGAAATCCTCTTCCCATGTCGTCATTGCTTCGGCCCTCCTTCTGGCGCCAGCGCCAACTGGCCGGCCGCCGCCACTTCGGCATCCGTCATCCGCGGCGGGATCGGCGTCTCCTTCCCGTTGCGCTTCGTCGCGATGCTCTCCATCTTGGCGTGGTTCGTGATGCGCCTGTAGGCCTCCACCTTCGGCGCATCCCCCAGGCGCGCGAAGAGCTCGCAGACGATATCCGCCTGGCTCATCGAGTCCAGGTGGTCAAAATCCTCGCTGATCGATTCGATGTAATTCCTTGTCCTGGCCATGGTTGCCTCCTAAAAGGGCACGTCTTCATCCGTGTAGGGCGGCTCGAAGTCTTGCGGCGGCGCGCCTTCCGCCTCCGTCGCCGGCCGATCGCACACCCGCATATAGTCTCTTGGCGTCGGCGCGATGAGCCCCCTAGGCAGTTTCATCACCGCCGTCACGTTGGCGTACGTCGAGCCGTCCTTGACGTTGTGGATTACGTTGATCATGCACGGGGCACTGAGCACCGTCTCGACGTCGAAGCCCTCCAGCTCGGCCTGGGTGAACGGTCGCCCGCGCCACGACTCCAGATCCTTCCGCAGCCCGGCCTTTTCGTGCAGGCTCAGCGTGTAACGCTTTCGCACTTCGTACGGCTTATTGTCGTCGCGCACTTCGCTGAGCTGCCAGACGATGTTGATCTTGTGCTGCTTCTTTGTTTTGTTGCCGAACGTGGTCTCCATCACTCCGAGGTCCACCACGTCGACACAGACCGCCGCGTGCGTGCCTGCTGGCGCTGGGATGAAGTTGCTGCCTGATGCTTTCGCATAGATTGGCATTTATGCGCTCCTTTCAAGTTTGCGTTGCTGCTGGTCTTCCTTCATCCGCTGGTACTCGGCCACGGCCCGCAGCACCTGGGTGCGGCAGAAAATGTAAAGGCGCTCGCTCAGGTCGTCGGCCTCAGATTCCAGGCATTCAGCCTTCTGGGAACAAAAAAAGTCTCGCGATTCGTAGTTGCCGACGTTGAGTTTGTAAGAAAACGAGCGCGCGATTTCCACCTTGCGTTCTGGGTGCGGCGCTCGAATCAGCAGATCGTTGTCCATATCAGAATGCCACATCGATCTCTCCAACCGTAACGGGCTCGCCGACTTCGACCGGAATCGGCACCGGTGCGGGCACTTCGTCCTTGTCGCTAACCAATTGGACGATCACTTCGGAGGCGTAGGCGTATGCGGCGATAGCCACCCAGCGCATCCCATCAGGCGCTGGATACTTTGCTTCGGCTTGGTGTTCAGCCATCGACCGCAGTTCGTCGGCCTCAAAGCTGATCTTCGCTTCCAGTTGCATTATTCGCGCTCTCCTTTGAAGCGCTACCCGGTGTTTTCTCCGCGCCCGGCACACCGGAAAGCCGGTAAGGAGAGGAGATGACGCCTCCCGCGAACCTTCAGACTAGCAGGCTATGCGCAATTGCGCAAGTCGTCCTCAAGATGCGCGATGAACTCGTCCGCTATCTCATAGCAGGTTTCTATCTTGGTGCTGTTGAGAGCGCGCATAAAAAGCAGGAAGGCCAGCGCAGTGCGCAAAAAAGACTTTCCGGCCATTAATGCTTTCAGGTCGGCGGCGGCATCTTCCTGCTTGCGATTCATGCCCACCCCTTGCCACGCACGACGGCGGCGGTCATCAGGCGCATGCGGTATTTCTTCCGCAGCCTGCGTATCCATTCAATGAGCTTCATTTTGCCTCCTTGGCCGCCATGCGCATAGCCAGTAGCGCTTCGATGTGCTTCAGATGCGCCCAGTATTCGGCTATTTGCTCGGCGCTGTAATTCTCCTCGGCTCCGATCTTGGCATAGATCGTCAGCCATTGCGCAAGTGTCCGCCGATGACATCCGATCCGTACATCATCATCGACGCAAGTGATCTCATGGCGCGATCCCTGGATACGCAAGACGCATTGCTTCGCCCCGCACAGGTCCGCCCCGCGCAGGTCCGCCTCGCGCAGGTTCGCCCCGCGCAGGTTCGCCCCGCTC